CCTCTACCGCCGGCGAAAGCCCGGCGCGTTCCAGCGTGGCGCTGTCCCACGCGGGCGTCGAGCGGTCGGCATCGGCGGGAAGCGGGCCGAGGCCGAGCGCCCGAAGTTCGGCAGCGGTCATGCCATGCGCCTGCTGGAGGTTTTCCCACGCCTCCCGCGTGCCAGCGATCGCGGCGGCCATGAAGGCGCCTTTCTTGCGCAGGCTTTCGTCCTCGCTTGCCTGCGCGAGCGTGATGAAGCGGCCGAAGGCGGAATCGGGGTCCAGCGCGGTTGCCGGCTCCGGATCATCGACCAGATCGGCCGATACCTTAAGTTGCTGCGCGGCAAGGCGCGTGCCATCGGTGATGTTGCCGACCCGCATGCGCTCGACCGAGCGGAGGCGATAGGCGAGGCCGAGAAATACCTGACCCCAGACATTGCCGGGGTCGGTCAACGCCTCGATGAGCTGGCGCACGAGCAGGTCAAGCTGAAACTCGAAATTCGCGTCCGTGTCCGGAACGCCGATCGCCATGACGGTTTCACCCGTATCGGGATCGGTGTTCTGGAGCATGGCCGCCGACATGCCGCATTCGAACAGCAGGTCCGTGGTGCCGTTCAGAAGCATCGAGCGCAGGTCGTTGTCGCCGACAGCGGCTTTTGCCGCATCGGTATAGACCGCGACGAAGGCTTCCTTTTCCGGCGAGGTGACCCTGCCGGAGGAATCGAGGTCGAGAACGCCGATTTCGCTGTCCAGCACGTTCGCGCCGACGAGCGTGCGCCCCTTGATCGCCTCGACGGCGGCGGCGCGGATGGCGATGCGGGCAAGGCTCACGGGGCGTTTCCAGTTCTGGCGGAGCCTTTTTCGCCGAGAATGGCGTAAAGGCGGCGATGGGAACGGCTATCGACGTACAGGACCTCGAAAGCGGGTTCGCCGGGCCGGTCGCGGGCGACGATGCGGAATCCCTTCTCAAGAATGAGATCGGGATAAGCCGAGCGATCGATCGCCAGCGTCGCCTTTCCCGCCGCGAGGTGCGTTTTCCAGTCGTTGTTGCTGCCGCCGTCCGGCTGCAAGGCGTCACGGCCATCGGTGCGCAGGGGCGCCTCTATATCGCGGGGAGGGCGATCGGGGCTGGCCTTGCCGCCGACGAGGAAGAAGATGCGGAGCGATTCCGCAAATTCGTCATCGACCGCAGCGAACAGTTCGTCGCGGTGTTCCTGATAACGAGCGGTCATGCGGATCACCGTCAGGACTGATCATCATCAGGAGCCGGTGTTTCCGCCTGCTGGCCGCCCGACTTTTTCGGGGGTGAAGCGGGTTTGACCTCGTCGCCCCCGATTTCTCCAGCCTCATAAGAGGCGCCGGATTTCAGGAACTTGCCTCCATAAAACCCGGCTTCGGTCACGATGTGCGTCGACATCACTTCGCCTTTCCGCGCAGCAGCATTTCCGGTCGCGTGCAGACGAAAAGGGGATAGGAATAGATTTCCACCCGATCCCATTCGTCGCGCCCGCTCTTGTCCTCCAGCACGAGGCCGTAAAATTCGCGGCCCTTCTGGTTGAGATAGGGCTTGAATTCGCTGGCCGGGCCGTAACCCACGCTGAAAGCGCCGCGGGCGTTGATCGGGAAGAAGCGGGCCTTCTCCGATCCGATGGCGATAGTCGTGCCATCGTCCGTGCCCTGATAGTTGATAAAGGTGACGCCCTCGATCTCGATCGCCGAATAGGCTTCGATGTTTTCGAGAGTCGCGGCCTTTTCCGTGTTGAGCTTCGTCTCCTTGACGCTGGGGTGATTGACCAGCATGTCGAAGAAAGTATCGCCGACGAGTGCGCCCACCTTGGTGGCTGGGGTCCAGATGCCCTTGGCGGCCTTCTGCATGGCGCGTTTCAACTGCCGGATCTTGGCGCGCACATCGGTGCCGGGCTTGTCGAGTTCGAAATTGATCTCGTCCGGCTCGGCGATGCCCCAGAAATCGTACCAGTCGACGATGACGCTACCGTCCGCGTCGAGGACCTTGCCCTGCACGGCACCGAAACGCATGTACTCCCACGTCAGTTCGAGATCGTCCATGATCTGGGCGGTGCGGTCGGTGACTTCCTCGGTGATCTCCTTGGTCTGGAGTTCGAAGGGGAGCGCCGCCACGCCGGCGAGTTCGATCGCATAGATTGTGGACCCCTTGGCGAGGCGTACGGTTTCGTACGTGCGGACCCTCGATCCCTTCGGAATCAGTTCTTCGGGCGGCGATCCGTTGGGCGAGGTCGGAATCAGGGTCAGCGACCGGTTCCGGTCTGCGATTGCGATGGTGCGCGAGCGCGAATAGACCGGGGTGAAGAGATTGAGCGAACCCAGAAGCTGCGGCTTATAGTCGATACGCTCGACAACATCTTCCTGAAATTCGATGACGCCGAGGGCGTTCTGGTTGAAAACATCGGTAACGATGGCCATGGGTAAGACTCCTAGCGGGCGACGATGCCGTTTTCGGAAAGCGCGGCGAGCGCGGCGGTTTTCTGTGCGTCGGTCACGCCCTCGGCCCAGATGAGCACATCCGCCTGCACCTCCGTGTCGCGGACGGTGAGGGTGCGTTTCACGTCGGCGGACGTGGCATCGCAGCCTTCATAGAGGATGGCGGCGGCGGCCTCGCTGCCATCGGTGGCGGCGGGATCGTACGGCGTGAATTTCTTCGTCGCCGTCACTTGCCCCAGCACTGTGCCGGAAAGCAGTTTGCCCGCGCCGGATGCAACGATACCGACATCGCGCGAGCGATAGCCGTTGGATTCCGAGACGATGTAATGCCCGGTGCGGCGGATTTCTTCTTCGAGAATGGGCGGCATGATAGGGCCTCCTTCAGCGGCGCTTGTTGGTGCGTTCGACCGCGCTGGCCAGCGCTGCACGGTTGGGTTTGCCATCGGCACCCGGTTTGCGGGCCTGTGGCTGGGCCTGACCTGCCGCGCGCATACGCTTCTGCTCGTAGGCATCGGCCGGATCGGGGTTGCCTTCCTCGCCTGCGTCGGCAGCGGCTTCCGCCTTCGGCGCGGCGGCCATGGCCTTGATCGCGTCCTCGGCGGAAAGTTCGGTGTCATAGGCGAAATAGTTTGCCAGCCCCTCGCGGCCGCTGGCCTCCGGGCTGGTCACGATCGCCTTGATACGCGCCTTGGCGGCATTGCCGGCCTCGGCGCGTGCAGCATCGATGTCTGCGGGCTGCTGACCCGCCTGCGGTTTTCCAGTCATGGTGTCTTCCTCGTGGATTTCCTGTTGACGGGTCGAACGGACGGCGGGACGCGCCGGGTTCGCGGCATGGTCGAATGACCATGAATTTCTCTGTGCCATGCGCTTCAACCGGTCGGGCGCATTGGCATAGACGCTATAGTCGAAGGCCGAAAAAGCGACCGCCTTCGCCTTTTCCGTCGCGGTCGCGAAACCACGCTCGACGGCTTCTTCTCCGGTCAGCCAGATTTCAGCCCGCATATCGTCGCGGACGGTGGCGGCGTCTTCGCCGCTGGCCTCGGCATAAATGTCGGCCATGAGGTCGCCGAGCTTGTCGAGCATGGCGCGGGTGGATTCATGATCATCGGCGTTGCCATATGTGACCGAGGCGGGATCGTGGATCATCATCAATGAGCCGGCCCGCATGATCCGCTCCGACCCGGCCATCGCGATCAGGGATGCTGCGGACCCGGCGAAGGCATCGACCACCACCGAAACCTTGCCCCTGTGCCCGGAGAGGGCGTTGTAAATCGCGATACCCTCATAGGCGTAACCGCCAGCGGAATTGATGCGCACGGTGATATCCGTATCGCGGCCAACTTCTGCCAAGGCCGAAAGCACATCCTGCGCGGTGAAGCCTTCATCCCAGAAGTTGTCGCCGACGAACCCGTAGAGCACGAGTTCGCCGTCCTGAAGAACGGGCATGGGAATCTCCTGAAAACTAGATGAAGCGCATCCGCTTGGCGAAGCGCCGGCGGGTGCCACCCGTCGCACGATCGCATTCGGCGGAAAGGCGATCGATTTCCTGATCGAGCGCCGCGATGTTGGCCTTGCTGTAACGCACCTCGTCATCGCCGAAGCGCACGACTTCCGTCTGCCCGCCGGCGGCGATCTGGATGCGTAACCCGCGCAAGGCCTTGGCGGCATCGCACGGATTATCGAGGTCGATATCCGTTTTCCGAATCCTGACGTTGCTCATGCCGCTTGCTTCTTCGGGTCTTGCGCCGGCGGATCGTCCGGCAGGGGTGGCTGGTTCGGGCGCTCGTAAGGCGACTTCATCCCGGCATCGACATAGCGCTTGTGCTCGCGCTGCTGCTGCTCGAACAGTTCGTCCGGGTCTATGCCCTTCTGTCCGCATTCGATAGCGATCGACGAGGTGCCATTCGAAAGCCGCTCGGACGTGGCCCGCTCGGTCTTGTAATCGTCGGCGGTCGGCGCGGCTGGACCCTGCCAGAGCGCCCAAGTGAATTTTTCGCGGTTGGCCGCGAAAACCTCGTAGCTGACTTTCAGCTTGATCCGGCCTTCGCCGACCATCTCGTCAAGCCAGCTTTCATAAACAGCCTGCATCAGGGGCGCGGCGAGGCGCTCGCGGCGGCGTATCGCGATCGGCTGGATGGTGGCGCCCTCCATCCGCACCGACGAATAAGTGGCGTTGGTGTGGTCCATCGCATAGCTGCTGTAGGTAACGCCGATGGCGCGCGCCGTCTCGCGGTCGAGCGAATTGGCGAAAGGCAGGTATTGCGACCCCGGCGTGCTCGCCGTGCGGAATTGCAGGTCCTCGCCGGGCGCGAGGTGGGAGACGGTCGGCGCGCCGTTGATATTGAGGCCGCCTTCCTTGGCCTTGTCCATCCGGGCTTGCAGATAGCCCAGAAATTCATCCTTGAGTTCGGTATCCTCGATCGCTTCCAATGCCTCGAATGCCGCCTGCGACGGGTCGGGACTGGTCAGAACCGCGGCGAAAATTGTTTGCAGGATCGCTGTCTGCAACGTGGCATCGTCGAGCACTTCCTTCTGTGCGTGCTTTCGGATGGCGGGAGTCAGCACCGAGATCCCGCGCACGTCCGTGGCGTCCACCGGGTCGAACAGATGGATGACGACGGGGCGGCCATCGGCATCGAAGGCCGGATAGCGGACCTTCTGGACGATACCATTCGTCTTTTCTTCGAAAAGATAGCCGATCGGGCGGCCGTCCTCGTCGTGATAGACGCCCTGAAACAGGTTTTCGAACTCGTTTGTATCCTGCACCAGCTTGGACGGCGGGGTCAGGCACAGTTTGAGACCCGATTTCACACCCTTCTGCCGGCGTTTCGCGCGGGGCATGTAATCAAGGATACCGGTGATCTCGCCATATGCCATGTACCAGCGCAGGCCGATATCGACCAGTTGCGGCAGGGTGAATTTCCCGCGCATGTCGCATTCGCGCGGGTTCCATGCGTAGCGCTTCCATTCGCGCTTGATCTGGGCGACCAGAGCCGCCGTTTCCTCGCGTGAATAACCGAATTCTGCAATGTCCGGCTGCGGCTGCAACACGAGTTCAACGCCGACTGTATCGACCAGAACCTGATCGCAGGCGCCCTTGAGCTTGCCGGAATTCTGGATGAAATCGAGGGCATAGGCTGCGGCCCGTCGCCATGAGCGGCGGATTTCCTCCCGGCTGTCGACGATGGTGACCATGCGCGAGGCGAGAACCCCGCTCTTGGTGTCGCGCAGCATCCGGGCGACGGGCCGATAGGCCGTTCCCGAAAGAGCGGAACCGGAGCGAAGCGCTCGGCCCACTCCCTTGATACGCTCCATCAGGCTCATCGGTTTTTCCACTTCTCGCGACGTTTCCGCCGCCTGTCTTCATCGCTGTCTCCGGACGAGGCGTCCGGCGGCGGGGTTGCGGGTGGCGTCTGGATGCCTGACAGCAGATCTTCGATATCGCCCTGCTGGACCTCCGGTGGACATTCCCGCTCCGCCTCGTATCGGTCCCACACCTGATCCGGCATCGAGCGGATGCCGAACTTGATCGCCGCTGCCTCGGCCTGCAAATGCGTGTCGAGACCTTCGTTGGCCTGCGCCGGGTCCTTCACCCATTCATACTTGACGAAACCGGTCTTGGTCCGCGTCGCCTTGCGGCTCTCCGCCGTAAGCTGGCGGTAAAATTCGTCCTCAAGGCCGCGCGGCAGGCCGACAAAGCCGCGTTGCAGCGGATCGTCCTTCACCAGATTCCGGTAAAGGCCCATCTTCAGCACCGAAGTGGCGAAGTTGTAGAAGCGCCGCGAATAGCGTTTGACCTTGCCGGTCTTGGTGTTCCGCTCGCGCTTGACCGCGGCAAGAAGCGGGGCCGATTCCGATGGAACGCCGCGCACCATGATAAGACGCGAGGTCGAGTGCTTTTTCACCCAGCCCCAGACATCCTCGGTCCAGGCATTGCCGTCAATAGCCGCCATGTCCGCGGCAATCGACCGCCCGTGCACGTTCTTCCAAGCCTGCACCATCAGGCCGTCGAGCAGCGCCCGGCAACCTTCCTCGCTGATATGGCCGGGGAACACGCCATACTCGACCACGGCCCTGCGGAAATCCCGCGCCCATGCGACAGCCTGCCATTCAACGCGGTCCTTCTGGCAGTCTATGCCGATGGTCAACAGCGGGAACCCCGCCGGGATCGCGCCGCGCGAATAATCGGAAGACGCTCCGCGATCACGCAGGCTCTCCCAGCCCGGCGCCTCGCCCAAAGTCCGGTATGCGCGGCCCACAGTGTCATTGAAAAACGTCTGCTCGGAAGCCGGATCGCCTTTCGCCGACAGCCATTCACGCGCGATCCGCTCGAAACTCTGCAACAGCGAATAGGCTGACCAGAGGTGAAACGAGCGATGCACCCGCTTGGCGGATGGATTCGCCGCCCGCCAGACTTGTTCGCCAGACGCTTCGAGGCGCTTCGCCTCGCGGAACATCTGCGAGCGGTGATATTCCTCGATCACCCCGCCGCATTCGGGATCGACGCAAGTGAAGTGCGACCTCTCCGGATGATCCTCGTCGATCGACTGGAGGAAATTCTCCCATTCCAGCGTCTGCAACGTGCCGCAATGCGGGCACGGCAAATAGAGCCGCTCCTGACTGCCGTCCTCGAAGTTGCGGGTGATCCTGCAACCCGGCTCGACGAGCGGCGTCGATATCTTGAAAACCTTGGCGAATTCATGCGCCCGCGAACGGCTGTCCGCCTGCGTCTCCGGGTCTCCAGCGGAGTTCATTTCCCACTTTGCGAGATCGTCCTGCACCTGACGGCGCATGGTGACCTGCGAAAGTGAGGCCGGCGAATTGGCGCCCGATATCTGGATGGCGCCGCGCCCGTCGACGCGCTCCTTGTAGAGCACCGAATCGAGGCCGTCGCGCGATCGCATCGGAAACAGCCGCGCCAGCGCCGTCGTGCCCTTGAGCATCGGCGCCAGTTTCATCTTCGACCAGCGCTGTGCGTTCGAATCCGTGGGATGGACGTAGAGGAAATCCCCCGGGTCCATCGCCATGGAGCCGCCACAGAAGATATTGGCGAGCACGGTGCCGCCAAGCTGCGCGGATTTTGCGAGCGTTACCGTCCGGCATGGATCGCTCGGCGACAGCGCGCGCAGAATTTCGTCGAAGTAGAAGAACAGGTCCCGGTTATAGGGACCGGGCAGCGGGCTTTCGCGTTCGGAGAACACGATGTTCTTTTCGGCCCAATCCAGATAATCGACCGGCGGCGGCGGGGTCATCACCGTCACCAGCACTTCGGCGGAGATGCGTCGCGCATTGGCGACGTTGACGGTCATAGACGTCATGCCGCATCTCCCACGCTGATCACTGCCTCGACAGTCTCCGGCGTCTCGTCGAGATCGGCGGAAGCGCGCTTGGCGGCCGCAGCCTTCTTTTCGTTCCTCACCTCGCGCAGCAGGTGCAGCACGTCGCGCTGCGGAAGGCTGAAACGGCCTGCGATCGCGCTGGCGAAATCGGCGAGCATCGCGCCGTTTTCCTCATCGACCTGACGCGCCAGACGCATCATTTCGGCCCGCGCCTCGTCGGCCGGCACAAGCTGGCCGAGTTTCACAGCTTCGTCGACGGATGCGATCCGGTTCTTGCGCCGCTCGCTCTCCAGCCGTTCCTGCTGAATCTGATAGACCACGTCGTCGCTGCGGTTCGGTAGCACCGGAATTGACGGCTTGGGTTCGGCGTCGCCCTGATCGGCGAACAAGCGGGTGCCTATACCGTTACCAATCGCCTGACCGGGATCACGGCGCAGCTTTACCTGCGCCAAGGCCACGTCAACCTTGATCCGCGCGGAGCGACCTTCTCCATCAAGAGCGTCCGGCCCGATTTTTCCTTCCGCGATCCATTGGCTGACCCGACCGGGTGACACGCCGGCAATCCGCGCGAAGTCACCTTTCGAAGCAACCTGCATTTTTAGGCCTCTTTAGGCTTATTTTTAGCGCCTTCTTTAGGCTCTCAAATTCCTGTCAGACTGGCGAAAGCCGGCAGTCGAGCACGCCCGTCCGGGAAAAAGCCCGGAAACGGTCCCTAAAAAGGGGGGGGCGGGGTGCCGGCCCGGTCGCGCGACGCCCGCGGCCCCGGCGCGCGCCCGTCCGTCAGCCGATCAGCTTCTGGATCAGGGCCGCGACACGGGTCGGCAGGGTCTCATTCGCCTCCCGTTCAAACGAGGCCAACGTCTCTCCCCTGACCATTTCGTCAGGAATGCGGACATCGGAATGGACCTGATGTATCTGCCATCGCGGACCGTGCCGCTGCCAGACGTGCCCGCCAAAGTAGGCGACCGTCTTGCGGTTCGGGAAGCGACCGCCCTTCATGAAGGCGCCGGGATAGAGCCGCGCCTGACCGAATGGCTTGGCGACAACGCCCTGCCGCGTCTCCTTTGGCTTCAGATATTTCAACCTGATGAAGCCGCCGCGCGTGCGAAGGGAATAGAGCAGCTTTCCCGGCCGGGCCGTATCGACGGCCTTGACCGCCTTGACCAGAACTTTTCGCTCCAGCCCGGTTTGCTTGGTCAGGTTGCGCACGGCACGGGTTTTGGCGCGGCGCCCTACTTGATTGACAAGGCGGGGCAGGGCCTTGGGAAACTCGTCATTCAGGCGAACGATGCCGCTGCTGAACCTGCGTATCCCGCTGATATCTTCCCATCGGAAATCCAGCACGGCCACAACCCCGGTAAAGAAAAACCCCGGTCGCGGGTGCGCCGGGGTCTGTCTGATCTTTTTTAGCATCCAAGGAGTAAGTCAAGTTTCCGCCGCACGTCAACAAGCAGTTTTCTGTTTTTTTGCATCCTCACCATCGAAAGCCCGGAAAAGCTGGACGCCGAGCATGTCGCGGCCATCGATCCATGGCGTCGCGGAGCGGTGGGAGAAGGTCAGTTTATGGCTGACCAGCCGAATCGCCAGCGCTGATTCCAGTGCGGCGAGCGCAGAAACCCAGATCTGATAGTCGATACGGCCAAGAATATCGCCGGTCGGATCGGGCGACAGGACGAACTTGCGGTACGCGCCGCGATGCGGGCGACAGGTCCGCCGGTTATAGCCGTCGATCTCCAGCGTATATTCCCGCCCGAAGGCGTCGACGGCAGCCCGCCGCATGAACCATGCGGGCTTCCCGGCGCGCTCGACCATCACACATTTCGGTACCGGCGCGCCATGATCCGGCACACGGCCAAGCACCGCCGTCGAAATAACGAGCGAGGCAATGCCGGCGGCGCGGGAACGGGCAGGGCGCAGCATGAGGCGCTCGACTGCGCGCGCGACGGCATCGGCGGTCAGTCCGTCGAATTCCGGCCAGTCGGCCACCGGGTTCCAGCCATCGGGAAACGAAACGTCATAGCGGGTGAGGTCCGCCACCGCGCGCCCGACCTCCAGCGCGTCTTCGTGCGGCGCGCCCTGCTCGATCCATGTGCCCGGATCGGGCCGGTCGCGATCAACCAGCGTCATCAACTCGGCAAAGCCCATGACCTTACCCCATGATGATGCCTCCAATTGCCGCCATGCGGAATGAATGTTATTCAGCCCGTCAACACCGCCGCCTTTCGGCAATTCGTGGACGAAGGCCCATACTAGAAGTTCATCAATCGTCACGGTTTTCATTGTTACACCACTTTCGATAGTTTGCGACAGTTTGCGATAGTTGGAAAAGAGTGTTTAACTGAATTAATTCAAATAGTTGCGATAGTTGCGATAGTTTTCGTTCGCATAAATAAGAGCATTTCCCCCTGACCCCCCTTTTTGCATATATATATGTGCCAAAAACTGGTGCAAACTATCGCAACCACTTGATTTCATTTCATTATTTCCGCTGTTTGAACTATCGCAAACTGTCGCCAACTATCGCAACTGTCGCAATAGAGAAACGCAGAAATATCAAATAGTTAACCTTTTTCAGGCTCAAAACGGCCAGCAATGGAGGGGTTGCGGGGATGGGAGCGCGCATCATCGCAAATGCCCCTCGTAATCGTCCGATCCGGGCCGTTCGGCAGGCTTCGGAACATCGGCGAGGCGCAGGCCGTGATACTTGACGATGCGGCCATCCTCGCGGCGGTACTTCTTTTTCATGATCAGCCCGAAGCGGGTCAGCGAAATGGGCTTGCCGCCCTGATCGACGGTGAAATCAGAATAGGCCTGATAGAAATCCTTGGCGGTCACCTCGCCGCGTTCGTCTACCATCACACAGCGGGCGCAGAAGGCGGACGTGGGGTCCATTTCGTCGCGATATTCCTGTGTCTTGGCCTCGACCGAGGCCGGAATCACCAGACCTTCGCGCAGGAAGATCAGCACGCCCTCTATCAGCCAGTTGAGGATGCCGGGATATTCGGGCCTGAATTCCGACACGACTTCCTCGAACTCGCGCTGTTCTTCCTTCTTCAGCGTCACCGGCCAGTGCACCACGACCATGCGCCGCCAGATGCCGTTATCCGTGCCTGTAATGCGCGGATAGCCGTTGCCGGACATGTGGCCGGTGAATATCGGCTTGAAGTCGAAATAGCCCTGAAACAGGTCGCGGACGGTAAATTCCTCGCCGCCTGTCAGATCCTTGACCAGATTTTCGCGCAGGTCCTCGCCTTCCGGCAGTTCCTTCACGCGCAGGAAGCGGCGGCCATAGAGCCGCGCCATGTCGGGCGATGCCGCGCCGCCTGAATTGCCCTCGCCGATGAAGGACTCCGAGGGCAGGGTGACGGCCACGTCGCCGAGCAGGCGGCAGAGCGTTTCCATATAGACGGATTTGCCGTTGGCGCCGAAACCGTAATGGAAGAACAACTTCTGCACCGTGATACCGACCAGCCCCAGCCCGGAGGCCACCTGCACGAGGCGGCGATCGTCCGCGTTCGGCTGCATGCGTTCGAGGAAGGCGATCCATTTCGGGCACTTGGCCTTCTTGTCATAGGCCACGGGCACGATCTGGGTGATCAGGTCGGCGCGACGATGGCCCTTGACCGCTTCGACGCTCGCCGTCCGCCGCTCGATGAATTCCGGAATATCCTCGCGGCTGTCGTCGGGATCGTCGAAAGCGGGGTTACGCTCCCGCTTCGTTCCCCGCGAGAAAACAAGCGTGTGGTCGAGCAGTGCCACCTTCAGGGGATCGGCGTTGAAATCGTCCGGCTTGCGCATGACATGCGGGGCGAGACAGGTCAGCATGGCTTCCAGCCGCGCCCGGTTTTTCGAAGTCACCGCATGGTCCATCCGCCGTTTGCGGCGCTTGGCGAGGTTTTCCTTCGCGCTCGCCGCGGCATCGGCCAGCCTCTTTTCGATCTTGGTGCGCTCGTCTTCCGGCTTTTTCAGCGCCTCCTTTCCCGCCTTCATGGCGTCGGCTTCCGCCGGCGTGAAATCGAGAAATTCGGTTTCCATGGCGATGCGCCCGCCAAGCTGCTGCGCAATGGCGAGCGAGCGGGGATCGCCCGTATCGATATCCCAATGCGTGCCGTCCCAGATGGCATAAGTAGCCTTGCGTGCCTTGCTCTGGGCGAGCACCAGCATGTCATCGCCGAAATGGCGTTGCAGGCGCTCGGCATTGTCGGTGTCGGAATGGTCGAGCGCGGCGCAGGCCTGCACCACGGCGGGGTCCACCGTGCGGGTGCCGCGCATGGTGGCGGACGGCTCGCCATCGGATTCGGTCTGCTCGTCTGCCGCCCCATCGGAAGTGGGGTTGCGGGGATCGAGCGCCGCCGCATCGGCCTGCCGCGTTGCTTCGTCGAGAATCGCACGCACCGCAGCGGGCACATCCTTGGTATTTTTTGTCATGCGGCCCCTGCCATCATATCGGAAAAGTCCAGCCCGACCGGAGGCCAGGCAATCGCGACCCGTCGATCGGGCCGCAGGATTCGCGCGCGGCCGCGCGCCATGGCCGCGGCGGTGGCGATGCGCTCCGAATCGCCGTCGCCGAGCAGCACCACGTCGCGCACATGGTCGGGAATCCAGAACGCATCGTCGGGCGCCCGATCGGCCAGCGGCACGGGGCCGGGCACCATCACGGACCGCACGCGGCCGTTCTTGTCCGCCTTGGTGGCAGTCGGATGCGCGAAGCGGGACGCGGGATCGGCCGGGCCGGTCAGGTTGCCTATATCGCCGGCCGCGAAATAGAACGTGTCATCGCGCCAGCCTTCCGCCCGGCCCACGGCGGCGGTATTTTCGATCCCCTCGCCGCCGACCCACCGCAGCGCAGCAGGCGCGCCGCAGATCGGGATAAGGCCGCCCTTCTTGCTGCCCCGCATTTTTTTGGAAGGCAGAACCTCGCCCGTGGCCGGATCGGCAATCGACGGGCGGAACTTCGGCGCATGGTCGAGGTCGATCCATGTGATATGGCAGCCGATCACGCCCATATCCGGCCCGATGAACGGCGCGACCATGGCCGGACCTTCATAGATGACCTCATCGCCATGCCAGTAGGGCACGGAAGGCGCCACGCGCAGCCAGTGCGAGTCTGGGGCATTGGCCCCGCGCCGCATCAGATAAAAGCGCCCCTGCACCAAGGCGTTGGTGCTCAAATCGTCCGCGCGGTCATAGATCCCGCGCGCCTTGTTGCGCTCCCGTTCGCGGAAATCGGCCTGCTTTGCTTCCCTTTCGGCCTGATCGGCCTCATTGTCGCGGCGGCGCTGTTCCAATCGGGCGAGGCGCTCGGTGCGTTCCTCGTCGGTTTCGCGCTCGCCGCCATCGGGGATCGGCTGGCCGGTGAGGATCGAGCAGGCCTCCATCAGCCCCTCGCGGGTACGCACGTTCAGCCCGTGGATATGGGCGGCCATGCCGATGGCGTCGTTCCCGCCTTCGCCGGCGTGGCGGCAGTTCCACTTGTTCTTTGTGGTGTTGAAGGCGAAACCGTCCTTTCCGCCGCAGGCTGGGCAGGGTTGCGGGTGCTCGCTGCCCTTGGCGCGGAATTTCAGGCCGAGGCGCTTCGCCCCTTCGGCGATCGATACGGCACGGGCATCTTCGACAAAGAGTTTGAGGACGGCGTTCATGCTGCCCCCCCTTTGTCTTTACGACCGCGCTCCATCGCTTGTGCAAGGATCAGATATTTTCTGGATGTTGTCTCATAATGGTCTTGCAGCCCGCGGATCGCGCGGGCGAGCGTGCCATCCCGGTAATGGCCCATCCATGGAGCGTGCCGACCGAAGCCGGCCGACTTGACCTCATAGGAACTATAGCCCGGCATGATCCGGGTCAGATCATTGCGAAAATCGGCGGACTTCAACGCGACCGTGGCGTATTTTATCATTCCGCAGCCTCCCTTTGCACCGCGAGGTGACCACAATTGGCGGCAACGAGCGCGGCGGCGACAGGCGGGCACACGCTGTAATCCCTGCGCGCGGTAGAGTTCGCGCGGTACGAGCATGCGCATGCCGATATCGACGATCACATAGGTGACCACGCCAGCCGAGATCGTCACGAACTCGCGGTCATCCCAGAATCCATAGGACCGCAGGAAGGCTGCGACCTGTCGCGCCCGGTCAGCATGCGCAGGTGTGAACGGCGGCACGTCGAGCGTAGCCTCGACATGGCCGTGCCGGTCCTTCGTGGGCTTACCGCCCTTGGCCTTCGAGAAATGCTTGCAGTCCGGCGAAAACCACGCCAGCCCGACATGCGCCCCGCGCAGATAGTCGAGCGGGTCGATCCGGTAGACGTTTTCGGAAATATGCAGCGTCTGGGGATGGTTGGCCTCATGCAGGGCCAGCGCTGCCGGGTTGTGGTTGATGGCGATATCGGGCGACCGGCCAAGCGCCATCTCGATGCCGGTCGAAGCACCGCCTCCGCCGGCAAAGGAATCTACGATCAGGTGCGCGCTCATTCTGGCCACCCGTAATTATGGAAGGCCACATCCTTCGGCGCATAGGGCCTGACGGGTCTGATGGAAAGCTCCTCAATCCCGCGCAGCGTCATGCCGCTGGCCTCGACAAGTTCGCGGGCCGTGCAGCCCATCTCGCGCAGGAGCGCCAGCCCTTCCAGCACCATGGGGAGGGGCATATCGGGGATAAAGCTTTTGGGCGTAATGCTGCCCGGATGGCCGAATGCGGTCATGGCAAGGCCCTTCTGTTGGCGACTATGGTGGAAACGGCGAAAAAGGAAGGCTCGCGCCCCAGCCAGCCGCAAAGCGCGTGGAACGATTCCTCGCCTATGGGGCGACCGGAAATAACGCGGTTCACGTCGTCGGCGGGGATGCGGCACATGCCCGCCACCGCGCCGGGCGTCATGCGGTCGAGGATGCGCTTGCGATCCACATACATGCCGAAAATCGTGAAATCGGGGGCAGGGGAAGCGGTCATCGCCCGGCCCTTACGTGGAAAAAATTCGGACAAAATTGTCCGAACGCGCTTGACATTCGGACAATTTTGTCCGATATTGCTTGCATAGAAACGGAGATGCCAATGGACAAACGGGACCGCTTCATTGCGGAACTAAGGGACGAAGCGAAAGCGAAGGGGCTGGCATTCAGGGTCAGCAAGACCAAAGGGAAAGGGGGGCATGCCACTGTCTGGTGCGGCGACCGTTTCACCACCCTGCCGAGCCGGGAAATAGACCCCAAAACGGCAGCGAAAATCAGGAAAGGGTTGGGCCTCGTATGAGGCCCGCCCATCACACAAAGGATCGAAGGGCCAGAAGAATGAAAACATATGCTTACGCGGCGGCTTTCGAGCCGACCGAGAGGGAGGGCGGCTTCGTGGTCACCTTCCCGGACGTGCCGGAGGCGATTACGGAAGGCGACGATATGGCGGACGCGCGCGAGCAAGCCGCCGACGCGCTTGGCGTGGGGCTGCTCACCTATCTGGAGATGGGGCGAGAATTGCCGGAAGCCAAGGCTTCCGGCGAGATGATAACGCCCGACGCCGATGTAGCCATGAAGATCGCGCTGATCGAGACGTTCCGCGCGTCCGGCATCACACGAATGGAGCTGGCGCGCCGGATCGGCAAGGATGAAAAGGAAGCGCGCCGAATGCTCGACCCCGGCAAATCGACAAAGCTTCCGCTTATGGCGGCTGCGCTCGCGGCCATGGGACAGCGGCTGGTGATCGGACTGGAGGCTGCGGAGTAGAACGGGCATCATTCCGCCGCCTCGCTGCCGAACAGCGGGCCGGGACCGACCGATATGGATGGCGCGTCTTGCACGCGCCATTCTTTTTCTATGCGGCGTTTGGCGATCCCGGCATATTCCGGGTTCAGTTCGATCAGTATGGCCTGCCGGCCATGCCGTGCGGCGACAAGGCCGACCGTGCCCGCCCCGCCGAATGGATCGAGGACGATGCCGCCCTTGGGGCAACCGGCCAGAATGCAGCGCTCCGCCAGTTCGGGCGGGAAAGTAGCGAAATGCGCCTCTGAAAACGGCTTGGTGGCCATCGGCCAGACGGTCAGCGGCGCGGGTTCGTAATTGCGCAGATAGCGTCCGCAGGCGGACTGCTCGTCCTTCGACATCTGGTCCCAACGGTCGTTGAAACCGTCGTGCCGCCGCCCATGGCCGCGCTGTTTATCGAGTGTTTTTGCCTTTTCCCGGCCTTCCCTATGGTGGCTTCCGTGACCGCCGGCGCCGGTGTCCCAACCATCTGGCATCTGAAGCCGCTCGATAGACGTTTCCGCCAAGCCCTGCCGGACGGCCTCGGCATCGTAGAACGCGCCCATGCGCAGCCAGCGGGCACCCTCCCGCGCCGGATCGGTGATCAGCCGGCAACGCTCCGACAGGTCTGGCGCGAAACTGATTTCGCCGGTATCGCGGGCGCGCCATACGTCGGCATCGTCGCTCTTGGTCAGCATGAAGATTTTCTCATGCGCGCTGGAAGGCCGGTATGCGCCCGACGAATCCGGCATCGGGTTGGGCTTGCCCCAGATGATCTCCGACCGCACCCACCACCCGGCATCCTGCAAGGCGATCGCCAGCCGGTGCGGGAGCATCAACAGATCCTTGGGCTTGATGCTTCCACCGATGGTGGAAAAGGGCTTGTCGCGGAAAGTGCGGTCATCCGTACCGGCGGCCTTGCACTCCGCTGCGGATCGCCCGTTCGGGGCCGCCGCGTAGCAGTCGCCATAATTCAGCCAGCAGGTGCCGGTGGGTTTCAGCACGCGCCGTAATTGCTCGAACACCTCAACCATGACGGACAGATGCTCGGCGAGCGTCGGCTCCATGCCGATCTGTCCTTCAACGCCGTAATCGCGCAGGCCCCAATAGGGCGGCGACGTGACGATGCAATCGACGCTGTCGGCGGGCATCCGCGCCAGCGCGGCCATGCAGTCCTCGACCACGATCTGAATGCGCCCGGCGAGAACGGAAATCGTCATCGGCCAGCCCCCATCAGGGCGAGGAACATCGCAATCCATGCGCCGCCGAGCGTGCAGCCGACACAGAGCGCGGCGATGAGCAGGATCAGGCTTGCCATTTGCGGGTCTTTGGGGCGCTGCATCATTCGTCCCCGACCACATGCAGCGCGGTGTCGCCGCGCCGGGCCTTGGCGATGTGGCCGGACAGTTCCCGGCGCAGGCCGTCGATATTGCGTGCGGCGTCGGCCACAGACTTGTCGAGCTTGACCGCTTCCGCGCCCGTGACCTTGCCGTCAGCGAAAACCTGCGCCCCGACGCTCATGACCTCGCCGACGCTGCGCACGACTTCGGAATGTGCCGCGAGCAGGTTGCCCGCGGCGCGTACATTGTCATCGTCCGGCTCCACCACGCGGCGATTGTTGAGCGCGGCCATGACCGAGGTCACGCAGGCCACGCCGCATTCGGCCTCAAGCTGGCAGACGACATGCACAAGCATCATGTCGGGATCGAGCGGGTTGTTCCAGCGCCCGACCTGACTCTTGGAAACAGAGACGAGCGTGGCGACGCGCTCGATGCCGCCGCAATATTTGATCAGTTCATTCTGCGCCGCCTTGATGCGGTAAAACCATGCGTCGGTCAGTTGGTTCATGGCGAAGCCCTCGCAAGGCAAGGCTTTCCCGTGGCGGGAAAAGCCGCTGTATTTTCCCGTTAAGGGAAGGGATTTTTCGTGTCAGATTGCCGGGGTCAGATAGCTAG